ATTCAAGATATATCATGTTAAACATGGCATCTAATGCACCATCAAATGCATTCCCTGCCGGATTTAAAGGTTTCACAAAATCAGGTTCAACTTTAGGTAGTGTACTATATAAGACAGAATTTTTTGATTCAGGTGAAACAATGTACTATAATGCAGATGGTTCACCAGTAACAAATACAGGTGGAGACAAGTATAAGAAAACAAGTTTAGGTTTATCTAATCAAACTGCTTACAAGTACGATGCTGATTTGTTTAAATGGAAAGGTTTATCAGCAGAAGCAGTTACATCTGGTTTCCATATGTCAACAAACGCATCTTCAATTACTGGAACTACATTTGTAACAACTCCATACGATTTAGAAGGTACGGATAAAGGTAAACTTAATAATATTAATTTCCGTAAATTCACGTTCGCCGTATGTGGTGGTAGAGACGGTTGGGACATTTATAGAAATGTTAGAACATATGGTGACGCATATGTATTCGGAAAACAAACTTATATCTCTGGTCATACAACCAACGGTGGTGTTTTCAGTGAAAGTGTTGGTAATTCCGATTACTACTCTTATTTAGCTGGTATTGAAACATTTGCAAATCCTGAGGCTGTTGATATTAACGTATTCGCAACACCAGGTATAAATTTCAATGACCATAGTTCTCTTACAAGTCAAGCAATTGATATAGTTGAAAATGAAAGAGCGGATTCAATTTATATAATGAACTCACCAGGTCCACTTTCTGAAACAACCGCTGAAGGTGTGGTAAATTCTTTAGATGATTTGGGTTACGATTCGAACTATTCAGCAACGAAACATAGCTTTAACAGATAATGTTTCATATCCTTGGTTCGCAGTTGCTGGTTATTCAAGAGGTTTAGTAAACGCAATCAAAGCATACAAGAAACTTACCCTTGATGAAAGAGATGAATTATATAAAAATAGAATCAACCCGATTGCTACATTCTCTGATACAGGTACAATAATTTGGGGTAACAAAACCCTTCAAGTTAGAGAATCGGCACTTGATAGAATTAACGTAAGAAGATTATTATTAAGAGCTAGAAAATTGATTTCAGCTGTTGCGGTTAGATTATTATTTGAACAAAATGATGACCAAGTAAGACAAGAATTCTTAAGATTGGTAAATCCAATACTTGAATCAATTAAAAAAGAAAGAGGTTTGTACGATTTCCGTGTAAGTGTATCAAATGACCCTGAAGATATCGATGCAAATACTTTAAGAGGTAAGATTTATATCAAACCTACTCGTTCTTTAGAATTTATTGATGTTGAATTTATAATTACACCAACAGGTGCATCTTTTGAAAATATCTAAAAAACAAAATAGAATAAAATAAGGGGTCCTTTTGGACCCCTTTTCTATTTATAGAGACACCCTAAGGGTGATTCAAAACACGTTCCACATGGAACCATATTTTATGAAAAACATAACTTCACAAAATACCCAGTATACTAGTATATTCTAGAACTAGTTATTTAATATTTATAGATAATTAATTTATTCTGGAACTAGATACTGGAGCCTGTAAAAAACTACGAAAAAAAAGTCATAAAGTCAAATAAAAATCAATAAAAAAATTATTTCCAATACTGATATATTTATAAGAAAGTAAATAACTAAAAACTTAACAAATACAACATGGCAGATTTACTAATGAAAATGCCGGTTCCATATGAACCGAAAAGAGTTAACCGATTTATCGTTCGTTTCCCATCATCATTGGGTATCAACGAATGGTACGTAACATCGGCCGCTAGACCAAGTGCAAAAATAAACGCAACTGAAATACCATTTTTAAATACATCAACCTATGTGGCTGGTAGATTTACTTGGGAAGAAATAAGAGTAACATTTAAAGACCCAATAGGTCCTTCAGCTTCACAAGCATTAATGGAATGGTTCCGTTTACATGCTGAATCTGTAACAGGTCGTATGGGATACGCTGCGGGTTATAAAAAAGACATAGAACTTGAAATGTTAGACCCAACAGGTGTTGTAGTTGAAAAATGGATTTTACAAGGTTGTTTTATTACAAACTTAAACTTCCAAGAATTAGATTATTCAAGAGATGATTTAGCATCAATCCAATGTTCATTAAGAATGGATAGATGTATTCAAGTTTACTAATATTTTTTACTATATTTTGAAACCCGGTATTTTACCGGGTTTTTTGTTTTTATAAAAACTTTACTTTCTCATAGTTATAGTATAAAATTATACTATGGAAAAATTTACAATAGACCCAACAATTGCATACGATGTTGTTGAATTACCTTCACAAGGTGTCGTTTATAAAAATGGTAAAAAAAGTTTAAGAGTTGCATATCTTACCGCATCAGATGAGAACATTCTAACTTCTCCAAATTTAATACAAAACGATACTGTTATTGAAGAACTATTGAAAAGAAAAATATTAGATAAAGATTTTGATGTTACTGAATTAATAAATGAAGACAAACAAGCTATTTTAATATTTTTAAGAAATACTGCTTTTGGTACAGAATATGAATTAGAAATATTAGACCCACAAACCAATAAACCATTTACAACAAAAGTTGATTTATCTGTATTGAAGGTAAAGGATTTCAAATTACAAGCAGATTCTAATGGTGAATATTCTTATTTTATGAAAAACGTAAAAAAGAATATAACTTTTAAGTTTTTAACAAATCAACAAGAAAAAGATTTAGAATTAATTAAAAATAGTAAATCAGATAATTTAGTTGTTCCAACAAATACAAAAAGATTGGAAATGATGATTAAATCAATAGATGGACAAAGAGACCAAATGATGATTTATCAGTTTATACAACAATTACCTATAAAAGATTCACAAGATTTTAAAAAATACGTTAACGAAAATAAGCCAGGTATTGATTTAACAATCGAAGTAAAAACCCCATCAGGAGAAATAGTCAAATCATACATTGACTTTGGGGTAGAATTTTTTCGTCCTTTCTACGGAATATAAAAGAATACAATTAGAGTCTATAATTTTTTTAGTACAAAAGGGGTTTTCATATTCTGACATATTAAGAATGCCCATACATGAAAGAAATCACATTATTACACTAATGGCGAAAAATAATGAATAAACTATTTATTTAGATAAGTTAATATATGCCAGGTGGTAATCCTTTTAATACAGATGGTTCGTTAAACAAAGGTTGGTGGGAAACATTTAGGAGAAATCCAAACGACCCGTCATTAGGTTTAGATAAACAAAAAACCAATAGTATTTTTGATAGATTAAATAGACAATCATCTACAACAAATTCAAGTGGAACAAATCCATTTGCGGGTGTATCCTCAGTTGCACAAAATGTGATAGGTCAGTCTGTAGACGCTGTTGGTGCGGCATATTACGATAGATTATCAGCAACAAGTGCCAGAATAAGTACGAGTACAATTGCGGGTGTTCTAAGTGCTGTTGGTACAAGTATCACTTCATTTAATCCATTAGCAATGGCTAACGGATTAGTTACTGCAGTTGGTGGATTGGTAAAACAAAGTGTTGGAAATCTAATGAAAATAGAGGACCAATTGATAGAAAGAGTAATGGGTGCGGGAGGTTTTGTGGGTGATATTGGAAAGGGAATGATGACCGAATTAAATGAAGCGATGATAACCGCTTCTGAATTAGGTATGAACGTGGATGATTTCATGGACGCAACCAAAGTAATGTTGGAGAGTTCAGGAAGGATGGCGATTTATAACAGACAAGCTATTACATCAGGTGTTGAAGCGTCTTTAGCATATACAAAATCAACAAAAACACTTCTTGAAAATACTGAAAAATTCAGAGACGTTGGTTACGGTTTACAAGATGCCGCAGAAGCTATAGATAGAATTGGTCAAAGGTCAATTGCACTTGGTTTAAATGCAAAAAACGTTAGTGACGGTTTAATTAAAAATATAGATAAATTAAATCAATTTGGTTTTCAAAATGGTATAGATGGTCTTAGTAAAATGGTCCAAGAAGCACAAGCGTTAAACTTTAACGTAGAGAATACATTTAAAGTGGCGAATGATTTATTTGACCCAGCTAAAGCTATTGAATTAACCGCGAATATGCAAGTATTAGGTGGTGCAATTGGAGATTTGAATAGTCCATTAAAATTAATGTACGACGCAACAAATAACGTTGAAGGTTTACAAACAAGTATATTGGGGGCGGCAAGAAGTTTAGCGACGTATAATGCGGAACAAGGAAGATTTGAAGTTTCAGGTGCCAATCTAAGAAGAGCAAAAGCAATGGCAGACGCTTTAGGTATATCAATGGGTGATTTAACAAGTGCGGCGGTAAAAGGTGCATCAAAAATGCAAGCATTGAATGAGTTAATGATGTTCCCTGGTTTAAGTCAAGACCAAAGAGAATTTATGTCTAATCTAGCAACTATGAAAGGTGGAACGATAGGATTTAGTATACCTGACGATGTTGCAGAAAAAATAGGTGTAGATAAATCAGAACTTAAAGACGGATTTATTGCTGCCGATAAATTATCACAAGAACAAGTAATACAATTAGG